GAGAGGAAGGGCCCGATTACCTGGATATCGATCCCGGCCGGGGCCTGCCGGATCATGGCCGCATCCGTCATTTCCGCCCCACCGACACCGCCAGGAAGTAGCCAATCCTCGGAATGACCCCGGGGCACATGGTGGGTAAGCCAGGCTACCTTCATGGCAGATCCTCGAGCAGCGGCCGCCACATGTTTTCGTAAACCGTGTCGGCGTCATAGTTCTCGACAATGTGCCGGCGGCCCATTATGGCCCGCTGCCCGCGCCTCTCGTAGATTTCTTCGAGAGCTTTAACGATCTCTGAGATTAGCGGGATCTGGAACCAGGCCCCTTGTGTCGGATCCCAGGAAGGTTGTCCCGCAACCGCGACACCTTCACCGACTAATTCCGGTTGGGACGAGAAATTATTGACGATCACCGGGGTTTCACACGATTGAGCTTCGGCAACCGTGATCCCGAAACCCTCACCTAAAGTGGGGGCAAGAAGGCAATCCATCCCCGTATAGCACGCCGCAAGGGCATCCGGCGGAAAACCTAACCGGCTTTGATATTGATTAACGAATTTAACTTTTTCTTCCGGAATCCCACAAGCCGCTATCAGCGGATCGAGAGGAATCCCACCCATTGCCCCGTAACGTTCCGTGTGCATATACAGAACCGCATCATCGTGCTTTTCTGCAAACATAGCGAAGGCTAATAGTTGAACGTCGAAGGCTTTCCTTAACGGGATCTGGCCCTTATTGGCATTCACAATCCCGACCACGAAAGCATCATCCGGGACACCCATCAACTGCCGCCCGGTTTTCCTCACTCCAAGATCATCAGTAACCGACGCGGTAGGTTTGAAAATATCGGTTTCGATTCCGTGCGGAATATAGGAATGCTCGAGCTTCGCTTTCGCCATTTGATCCGCGCCATATTTGCTCATAGCGACCGGATGAATATTCGGTTTCTGCAAAACCGTTAGAACCATTCCCGGGATCGGTAAATGATCGATCGGAGTCCAGGCAACCACCGGCATTTCATCCCACTTCGGATGTTTTAAAACCCACACATCGTAAAGCGTAAAAACGTGATGCCGGTGATTCGGATGCTGCCGTGACCAATCCACGAAATACGGATGCACCATGTCTTGGGAATAAGCATCATAGCCGCGGGGCAAATGTTCGATGCCTTCCCAGCTACTCGAAGTTGCCTCGAGGCCGTAGTTACAGGCAACCGCGATATCGTGCCCATCCGCAAGCATTCGGGAAACTACTTGCTTCGTTTGCGTACCGTATCCGGTTTGTGCGAAAGCAGCATTTGAATACCAAATGCCGGCAATCGGCGGGGTTCCATTCCTTGCTCGTCTACGCCTTTCAGCGCGGTCCACGTTTCCTCCGATGGGGCAGGTTTGGCAGGTGAGAGGGGAACCGGGCCGCCTGCCTTCGGCCCGGCTCCCCCGTTTGCTTCAATCGGTAATTATGCAGCGTTACCGATGAAGTGCTTCACGGCGTCGGCCTGGCCGAGGTCGCCCCACAAGCGGAGGGTAACTCGGAAGCCGATTTCGTCACTCTCGAAGTAGGCATCGTCGCTTCGTGCGATTTCGATCCCGCCAACTGAACGAACATGGTATGAACCGAACCAACCGAAAAGAACCGACTTCGCGCCGAGACCGGTCGCGGCAACGTCGGGATTTTCGATGACAGGGAACCCCATGAAAACGTCGGGGGCACCCACGGTAGCGGCCGGCACATACAGGTAGTTACCTGCAGTATCCTTGAGCTTCCGGAGAGTACCCATCGAGGTGCGACGCATCATGAAACCGGCGCCGAGACGGACGTAAGCACCGTCAACGGAATGCGCGAGATCAATCAGGTTATCGGCAGAAAACGCACCCGAGACCGCCGTCGATCCCGTGATGCCGCTGCCCGACGCGGTGACAATTCCGTTAGCCTCGTTCGTGCCTGTTCCGACGGTTAGAAGGTTATTCGCCTTAATGCCGACGGAAGTGCCCAGGGTGCGGGCGAGGTACGACGGAATATCGATCCCGGAATCCGTGAGAATCTCGCGGGAAACGATCGTTAGGGCCGCCACTTTTTGCGACTTCAATGTCAGAGAAGTGAACGTCGGATCGAGTGCGGTGATCGTAGTTCCCTCGTTAATCGCGGTGCCGAGAGGCCGAGTCGACTCCACCGGAACCTTGATATCCTCACCGGTCGCGGTGTTGAGCAGAGTCACAATGGACCCGTCGAGCATCGGTCCGACCGTGATCAATTTCTCTTGAAGGACATCATAAAATGTCTGTGGGAGAAGGCTCGAATCGTCGGACTTGTTAAGGTCGCGACGCTCGAAGGTAGCGGAACGAATCTCCCCGGAAACCAGCTTCCGGAGGGTATCGAAGTCAGAGCCACGGCGGGCCGCCGCAACCTCACGAACCTCGGGGGCATCGATCATCGAAGCTTCGATATCCTTCGCCCGCATCTCTGCCGCACGAAGATCCTCGATCTTCTGTGAACGTGCATCGATGTCCTCGTTAATGCGGTCGTACTGTGCTTGTTCATCTGCGGTGAGATCACGCTTCTCGGCGGCAGCAGCATCGAGCAAACCCTTAGCCGCGTGCCAAGCCTCCTGACGCGCCTCCACCTGACGCTTCAAATATTCCATTTCGGAATTCTCCTTGAAAATTGTTGGATTAGTTATGCTCCGGCGCGGCTCCGCACACGGTACGAAAAAACCGGCTCCGATTTTTTCGCGGTGGACATGCCCGGAATTGAACCGGGGTAAGGACAAATTAAATTTTTTGGATTCGTTTTGTCCACTTATCCTGTCATGCCCGAGTCCCCTAACCGGCCCGTCATATGTGACGACCTAATCCGGTTAGGGAAAACTAGATAGCTTTCGCTAATAGGTCGATTTGCTTCATCAGCAAACTAACCGGGATCTTCGCCACCGGTTCATCGACACCGGCCGCACGGTCGACAACCTTACGGAGGATGCCGGCCTGATCTTCGTTCAATTCTCCGGCCTCGAGTGCGGAGATAGCATCCGCGAGAGCCGTCGGATCCGTTTCGGTACGCTTCGCAATAACTCGAAGATTACGAACCGAAGCGGTAGTTTGCGGATAAGCCGGCACCGCGGTGACCACGCTTACTTCGTGGAGACGCACCTCGAGTAGTGTTCTCTCACCGCCGTCCGATGACCATGAATCCTTCACGGTTGAGAAACCGAAACTCATTCCGGTGATATCTCCCCTTGAAACCAAAGCGCGGATATCGCGGCCGGCCGTGGTATCAGGTAGATCGATCTCCACATAACCACCCTCGGCACGGTCCTCGATCCGGAGAGTCTTAGCCCGCGTCGAACCCAACAGCATTGTGTCATCGTGATTCACATAAGCCCGAATATCATTCTTCGACTTCAGGGTCCGGGTGAATGCGCCTGGCGCGATACGCTCCGTGAACGGCAGCGGCAGCGAAGGTTCGTTGTATCGCCATGCGTAGCCGGCGAATGTCATCCCGTCGCCTTCGGACCGGACTTCGCAAACCGTCGCCTCAAAGGTGCGGATTTCGACGTTACTCATTATGTTCCTTTCGCCGCGGATCATCTCGGCAGTACGTTCCAGCCATGCCCGGGCCGGTTCGGGATCCAAAGGATCGATTCCCCACAAGTAATGTGCAACGGCACCGGCACCCGGCCAACCGTCATCATCAGGATCGGAATTAGACGGCGCCTCGAGGTCGACAGCGTGACGGGCCGCCCAAGCATTAGCCCGAATCACTTTGTCATCCGACATTTCCCCATCCGCCATTAAACGGGCCTCCCGGATCGTTTGATCGGTGAGACCGTCACCTCCGAAGCCTTCCGCCCGCAGCTCAAGCCCGCGGGCCGCCGCCGCCTGGATATAGGCCGGGGGTTCAACCTGACGGGACTCGAAAGATCGTGTCGACTTCGGATGATCCTCGGGGAGAAGATCATTATCGGTGACGTAGTTAGGGTTCTCAGGTGAACCGGTTCTAAGCAAGAAAAGAAAAGAATTCACCCGGGCCATAGCCCAGGCCCCGCGAGTCTGGCCCGGTCGGTGACTAGTCGAATAAGCCCCGGCACCGCGGCGGTATACGGCGGCTAGCATCCCGAAGGTTGCCCGGGTCCAATCCGGCCGATCGTCCTCCGCCATTTCGTCGTTATGTTCGGAGACTTTATTTCTAAGTGCCGTTTCGGTTGCCTCCGATAATTCGATATCCCCACCGGGGCCGCCGGCGGATCCCGGTTCGTTCACGTCACTACCAGAAATCTGGTCAGCTTCCGGGGCCGGTGTATCCGCTTGCCTTTCCTCACCCTGCCAAGCGTTGCAATAGTAGGCACCGGAAACGAAGGCTTCCCACCTCGAGCACCACGCTAAATCCTCTTGGATTTGTGTCTCGTCATAGAAAACACAATTGCCGCAAGCCCGACCCTCCGGGACATCATCCGCTAAAGCTGGCCGATAGTTCGATGGGAGCTCACGGTAGGATCCGCCCGGTTCCATATCTTCGGCAATTGAGATAGCGACCATTTGATCGATTGCGTCTTGCTGCGTTGTATGACATCCGATTACTTCGCCGTCCTCTTTGACGACAGCGTAACCCGGGCATCCTTCGGCCTCACCTTCACCGGTAACGAAGTAAGGCATTAGCTTGTTTGCCTCAACCAGGAAACGGTGTGAGAACCGGAATCGCTCACCGCATAAACGGATTCATTTGGATACAGATCAAATTGGATTGTTGATTCCTTAACCAATCGAAGTCCTGTCGCAATCGTCACCGATTGATTTCCCAGGAATAATGCTTTCGTATTGTCATTGTTATGAACAATGATTTTGCTTGCCCCTGGATACGCTCCGCCGATAAGTACCGGGGTACCCGTGCCGACCGTGACTTGCCCACTAGTAATCATTTCACTCCACCGGATACGCTGCTGAGGGATTCAAAGGATCGAAGGCGGCCGCCTGTTGCAGCTGGACCGAAGGCAAACCGGTATGGTCAATTTGTGGGAGACCCATAGCCTGCAAAACCTGTTCCGGTGTGAAACCGGAAGTAATCAAACGGACCGCATTCTGCACCCGTTTTTCCGTTTCGACAATATTCGCTGCGGCCAGGTTCACGTTAGCGAGACTCACCCGGTATTGATCCCCGTCCTCAACCGGCGGTAAATCCTCGAGCCGGTGAATATCGTTAATCGATAGGAATCCGGCCTGCATCGCAATCGAATAGGCCGAGAATCGATCTTGAAGGCTTGCCCGTAAAAGGGAATCCACATTGATGCGGAGAAAAGCATCACCCGGGAGAAGCTTTGTGTAGGCCGCCTCAATCTTCGAGATATACGGCAGCAGCGTATAGGTGACGAATTGGCGGGAAGATTCCTCAACCGATGCGTAAGACATGGCGCCTTGCCGGGTCGACTGCAGCATATGAACCGGGATGCGGAAGATTCTCGCGACTTCCTCGACCGCGAATTCACGGGACTCGAGGGCCTGGGCGTCCGTCGGATCGACAGAGGTTTGAGTGTATTTGGCGCCGGCGGAAAGGATCCCGGGTCGATGGGATTTCCTCCAGCCCTTGTGTCCGGCCTCCCAGGAATCCTGCAAAGTCTGGGCCTGTTCCTGGGTAAGCTCATACGGCACTTCGATAATTCCGGCCGTTGTGCTGCCGGATCCGAAAAACGTAGCCGCGAATTCCTCAAGTGCCTTCGTTAAACCTAGGGTTTCCCGAAGCTCCGTGATTCGTGAAGTGCCACGAAGTTTCCCCGGTTGCCGTAGCTCCGTGATATGAACTACGTCCTCCTCCGGGAGAATGAACCGGCCGTTATCGATCCGGAATTCGATCCGCATCGTTTCCCGGTTACGGACAACCTCGACCCGGCGGGGATCCATCACATGAAGGGCGATAATGTCACCGCGGGAATCACGAATGATCCGGCTAAACGAATTACCGTCCACAAGCAAAGAAACCAAAAGGGCCTGGTAATGGTCGGATCGTTGCATCGATGGATCCGGTTCCGGGCTATCCACCCACACGGGCCGCGGGCGATATGGCCGCCGCTGCCCATCATCCCGGATAAACGTATCCATTGGCATAGTCGAAATAGAATCCGAAATCAAACGGATAGCGGCATACACCGGGCCGATCGTGAACGAATTCTC